CGGGGCAGGCTCTGGCGGGGCTCTTTTCTCAATCAGAGATCGCAAATGCCCCGTCAGCAGATGCTCTGGCCCAAATAGTCTACGGCATGGCTGACGCTATGATCGCAGAGAGGGAGGCCGGCAATGAGTAACTACCGCGACGTTGTGTCTATGCCGAGCGGCGTTCATGAGGCTCTTTGGCAGATGTTTAAGAATGGCCCGATTTGGGACGGCAATCTCGTCTGCAAAGCTTCGCGCAAGTGGCTCAGGGAACAGGGATATGCTGATCAATCGTCGGGCTTCAATTTTTTAACCGCAACTGGCGTTGATCTGGCCGTGTCACTCGGGATGGACCGCAGGAAGGAGAAGGAGTCCGGCCGATGACTGACATATCCGACGAGACGCTGGACGCGGTGGAACGGGCAATATCGCTTGTCGTGGCGTCCTGTCGCTCGCCGCACTTCGATGACACTTACAAAGTGACATTTAAGGAGCAGGCGGCCGTGCTGGATGACGCCCTCGCCCGCCTTCGCGCAGAGAGGTGGAAGTGATGGACGCACCGAAGAGAATATGGGCATGGGTCTACGCTGATCCATGGGGCAACGAACTGCGATGGTTCGAGTGGGAAGATCACACGCCACAAGCAGGTGAGTTCGAGTACATCCTCGCCACCGAACATGAGCGTCTGCTTTCCGAGGCCCGGAACAAGGCGCTGGATGATGCGGCGCAGATGCTTTTGCGGAAGTTCCCCAGCATGGGGTTGATCGAAGATTTCGCTGCCGCCATCCGCGCGATGAATGGGGGCGGAGATGACTAAAATAGAAACTATAATCGATGCGCTTTCAGAGGCGTTTGGAGATTTGGACATTGCGCAGCGCACATATGACGATGCGAAGCAAAAGGCGAGCTTCGCCAACCTTGCGGAAACCGATGCGCTCAATAAGCTGAACCAAAAGCAGAAAGAAATCGACAAGCTGTTTAATGATCTTAAACGGGCAGGATCGGGAGATTGGGCAAAACAGTTTACCGGGAGACAAGCCGATGGCTGACAAGCGATAAGGCTTGATTCCGCCAGATCAAGCCTAGAGGCTTGCGGCCATTTCACGGATCAGGCGCGCTATTTCGTGGCGCGTCAATTCCTTCTCCCACACAAGTTGTCCCTGCGTATAGCACCGAAGCATCGTGCGGCCGTCGCATGTGGTAAACGTGGCGAGTTTCACGCGGCCCTCTCGATTGGATCAAGCGCGCGGATTACCAAGCCATCAGCCCTGTGAAACGTCAGAACCTGGAGCGCCCGCCTGCCACCGAAGCCCATGCTCGCCGCGTAGGCATCTGGCGGGCAGAACGCACGGAGGCTTTCCCATCGTAGCGGGCCAATGTCTCTCGCTGCGTCGTGGTGGACATGCCCGGTCAGAAGGTGCCGGTGCCGCGTATCGCTCCAGAATGTGCAAATGTCGCTGAGATACATGGCCATCTGTTGCGGCTTGGCCTTGTCGCCGTGGTGGGCGAATATGGCGCACTTGCCCCACTGGAATTGAAACAGGTCGCGCGGGTCTTTCTCCACGACAACCCGAGGCTCGGCGCGGTAACGCTCGGCCAGAGCGAAGGTCAGGACCAGATGCGCGGTTTCGTCATGGTTCCCCCGCAGCACCCGCACCGTCAGCCGAGAATGCTTGGCAAGCAACAGATCGACGGTTTCCGCGAGGATTTCGACAGCGGTTTCCAGCACCTTGAAGTGCCGCCCGTCCACGTCCAGCTTGTGTTTCGACTTCGGTGTTTCCGCGTCGTCATTGTCAGCATGGAGCGTGTCGCCGCCCAGAATCAGCACCGCCTCGGCGCTGTCTGGCGTAATCGCAATGACCTTGGCGAATGCTTGGCGAATGTCCTGACAGGCGAGTTTCAGGTCATAGCTTGCCCCGCCAGTCTCGCGCCCCCATGCGTGCATCCCAAGGTGCAGGTCCATCACCGGATAGACGCTGCACAGATCGTCCAGAACGCGCTCTGGAGGCGTGACAGGCTCGGCGGGCGCCATACCCTCGAAAGCCGCCCGGATGCGCTCCAGCGCGTCCTCTGCGTTCGCCACTGGCTTTAGCAGGACGGAATAGCTTATCCCGTCCTCGCTCTTGGTCTTGGCCCATGCGAGTTGCGGAATCATCATTGTCCCGACCGCATCCATGCTTGCGGAGATGGCCGGGTCAACATTGGCGGCTAGATAGCGGCGCCGGAGGGTGGAGTCGGGAATGCCGAGTGCCCGAGAAGCGGCTGCAACGCTACCGTATTTCTGGACGGCCGCGACCGCTTCCTCAATCACGCCGGGGGCAAAACCGGGGGCGGCCATCAGCTTGTCTGGTTGCCGTTGCGGTCGAAGCAGCCGACACTTTCGTCCGATTGCCGCATCATTTCCGCCTGCATTGATTTTAGCGCGTCGGACAGCATGTCCATTACGGCCCACTGGCGCTTGATACATTCAGCGACCAATTGCATTCCTGCCGTTGTCGTCCACCGATCTGCCGGGATACCCTTTGCGCACCGCTTTACGAATTTGCGACCCTCTTCAAAGGCAGGCTCGCTTTCCGCTCGGAAGGCTTCAATATCTTCGCCGCTGATCATGCAATCCCCTCGGCTTGTTTCAGCCCAAGTATTGCCCGCAAGATATTGACGGCGCAAGGGTTTTAGCGGGCGAGTAATCCACAGATCGCGGAGCCGGGAACTATCACCGAAATGCCAACAGAAGAACTCCCCAGGCCCAATTGTTGAATCATCATGCCCACATTGATGCCGATCAAGTCGCCGTCAGCGTCGAAAGCGCCGCCACCGGACATTCCGCCCGCGATTGCGCCGTCGACCGGAATGGCGCTGGCCCACGGCCCCATGGATATTTCGGTGCCCGCAACGCGCCCCCATGTGGTGATGTTTTCCAGAATGAGCGGGTTTCCCTTCATGGCGATTGCCTCGCCCATTACCGGCGCGCGGCATTCGAGATTAGAAGCGGCAATGCCTTCGTAGGTATCCAGCTTCATGAGCGCAATGTCATATTCGGCGCTGCCCCACACAACCTTGGCCGTGCCCTTGCGCCCGTCGTCGCGGAGATATGCCATGGATTTTTCCGCGCCCGGCAGGACGTGGTTTGCCGTAAGCACATATCCATTGCCAATGTGGACGCCCGAGCCGTGGCCGCTCTTGTCTTTCAGCTTCACGACAGACCCGGCGATTTCAACCCTGGTCGGGCCGGGCGTTCCCACCGCGACGACTGCACCAGCGACGACAACCGCGCCGAGCGCCAGCATTGCCAGTGAAAGTTTCATTTCGTTTCCTTTCGTGTGAAACGATTGTGTAGATTCATACACACACGCCACCAGAAGGGTTTTATGCGCCTGCCGCGCCGGAAATGGGGGCGCCTCACCGCTTGAACCGCGTCACGCCGACAACACCGAAGATTGAGACGATTATCATCCCGGCCCACTCATCAAGCGGCGCTGGAAGCGCGGCAATCGTCCACGGCTGCGGATATGCGCACCCGGAACAGAAGAGGAGCGAGTAGAGACACACCGCCCCGAACCAGACGCCGAGCGGGACCGCGAATAGCAGCATCAGCCAAAGCCCGCCCGCGCGCATGTAGTCGGCTCGGGTGCGGTAATGCTCGCGGATGATTTCCGCCTTCAGTGCCTCGCGGTCAGTCTCGGCCGCAATCTTGCGGTCAACGGTCGAAAGCACCCGGTCCAGAACGCCGCCCGTCAGGACGCGGAGAATTGCGCCTAGCATGTCGCCTCGCGGTTAGATGAAAATGACTCGGCTACTTCGCCCACCCGAACCGCTTTGCAGCCGCATACCAGAGGCCCGCCACGGCTCCCACGACAGCCGCCGCAAGGTCAGGGTCGGTGCGGATATACTCCACCACCCAACTGTCAGCCCCTTGCCCCGCCAGATAACCGGCGAGGGCGTAGAGCGCGATCCGAACGAACGGGAAAATGTCGGTCATTTCTTCCTCGCAAAGATGAGCGCAAGAGCGTCAAGGATGGGTTTGACGATCCAGCCAAGCCCGCCGAATTGGGGCGTTGCGGGTTTTGTCGGTTGTGCCGGTTTCGGCTTGTCGGGCGCCGCGCCGCCCGCGATCAACGCCGCTTCCCAAGCCTCGGCCACGCGGGCTATCTCGAACGCCTTATCCAGCCCGTTGACGATCTTGCGCGCGTTGACGTAATCGCCGGGCAGGTAGTCGGCCAGCTTCTTGCCGGTGAACAGACCGACCTCGCAGCCCTCCACCAGGATTCTAGCGGCAATGTCGGCGCGAAGGGCGAGCGAGGGATTGCCGAGGAGATCAACGCCGACCAGCGCCGCCGCTTTCCGGTAGTTGTCCTTGTGGGTCAGTTGCACATAGCCGCGCCCGAGCCATGTCCTGCCGGTGTCGTCAAATCGCCAATACGGCACCTTGACCTGTTTCAGCTTGCCCGCTTTCCACGCCCGATCCAGCCGCGCCACGGCTTGCGCATCAGACCCGGCCAGCGTCTCCCGCACGGGCTGCATGGTCCGCGCTGTCTCATGCCACGCCGTTGCGAGGAGATAGGCCACGTGCGACCGCTTGCGCCCCCCGGCCGCATTCAGGATGGCGTTGATGCCGTCCACCTGACTTTGGCTCAGGCGCCCGAATTGCTTGCGGGCTTCGGCAAAGAATGCTTCGGCGTTCATTCATTCCTCCGAAACAGTTCCTTGATTTCAACCCGCATCGCCTTTACGTCTTCCTTGATTTCCTGCACCGCCGCCCGGTCGATTTGCCGGATTGAATCCCGGTGCCGGATTTCCGATTGAAGCAACTCGATTTGGCGTTGATTGGTCAGCACCCTTCGGACAAGCCAAAGGATGCCGCCGCCGATTGTTGCGATGAGGCCCGCCAGAAGCGACGTGCTCACCTGTTCAATGCGCTCATAGAGAGACATGCTTACACCGCTGGAGGCTGGAATCCGGCAAGAGCGCCACCGGCACGAGGCGTAAAGCGAGCGTTGCAATCCGCCCGGAATGCCGCGTGCGACGAGTGGTCAAGCCCAATCACGCCGCAGCCGCTATAGGTATTCCCGAAGCGCCCCGTGAAGGAAACCGCAGAGAACCCGCCGCCGCTCCCATCCGTGCCGTTGAACAGGTTTTTGGGGGAGTTCGATGCAGTAGCATTGTTCGCGAGTTGAACGGTCATTGCGACGGCGGTTGAGTTCCCCGTGGGGCTGAATCCGCAAATTCGCGCCCATGTGCCCCCGCCCCATTTCGGGCCGTATCCGGTATGCGATCCCCACGGAACACCGCTTGCGTTGCAGTTGAACGACGACGCAGAGGAGGCGTGCATGTCAAAGACCGACATAATGTCGGATGCGTTCACGTTATCCCCCGCACCGCAGAACCAGGAGTTTGCCGTGTTTCCGATAAACAGGATGCGCCGGAATTGGGTTGTGCAGAGCGGCGGGGTTTGTGTATCGTTGATGATCCGCCCTTGAGTCCCGCGCGCCTTGATGACCTTCCATGTATTTGCGGCGGTCGGGTTGTTCGGGTCCCAAATACCGCGAAAATCAGGTTTGCCATTGGTGCCGTCAAAGTAGGCATCCAGCCGCGCGCCGAGGTTTACACAATCGGCTGTTTGCTCAACGATGCAGTCTGCAACGAAGCCGCCAATTCCAACAACGTCGTTGCTGATCCGGTCTTGCATCCAGTCGGCGTGGAAAGAGAGCCACGTAACACCATAATCGGATTCAACAGTGCCGTCGTAGCCGTAAACGCGCCGAACGGTCGATTTGACGATGCGGCGGTCAAGAAGCGAACCGCCGAGCCCCTTTGTTCCGAAGCAGCGCATTGCATCCTCGGCGCCACGCTGCCACTCCATATCCTCGATATTGTAGCACCGGCAGGCGTTGAAGTTGCCGAAGATGATAAACCCGTCTGCCTTGCATCCCTTTTCAATGGACAGGAACGCGATGTTGTTCGTCAGCATGATGGACGTTGCGAATCCCGGCTCAAGTCCGAGTTTCTCAATCCCCCAACTCACACCATTCTTGAACACGATACAACCGGAAGGCGTTCCGTTACCGTTCCCAAGGCTGAATTGGTAGATGGTGCGATATGGCGAAGATGCCGTGGGGAATCCATTGTATGAAGGCCCGCCCTCGATAACTCCCCATTGCCGAACGTGCGACTGCATACAGAAGTTCCACCGGCCATCGAAGATGGTGCGACCGTTGGAGTTAAGATTAACGTAGGACTGGATATACCCGCTTTCATAACCGGACGGGCGATAGGTAATCGACCCCCCGGAAACGGTCGTTTCCGCGTCATTCGTGTATGTATCGCCATTCTTGGTGGTGCGGAATGTCGAGAAGTTGAAGTCGGGATGCGAAAACGTCCCGTTCATTGCCGCCGTGGAAGCGTTCCACGTCGAGAGGTTTGCGAAGTCTACCCCGGAGCAAAGGATGATCGTCCAATCCGTTGAGGGCGAAGCCTGAGCCGTGTCCCTCGCAGCGTGGGCCGAGGTAATGTCATCAACGGAAAGCCCGTTTGTTACGGTCGTGATGGTGGCCGAGCTTCCGTCAATCGTCACGGAATAGGGCGAGCCGTTGAAGTTTGCTGATGCACCCGCAGCCGTGGTTTCAATGAACCCGTTGACAAGCTGGAAATGGCTTGACCCCGAATAGGACGTGGCCGGGTGAACCTTTACACCGGCTCCGGTCAAATCTCCCACCAAAATTCCGCCTGTAACCGGGGGCGGGGGCGGGGGGGCCACAGCCGCAATGGTGAAGGTATGTGTTCCCGCAGAGACAGCCAGGCACGCATTCCCGGCTAGGTCCTCAAACGCACCGGCTGGAATGCTCGGCGTCACGACTACGCCATCCGAGAAAACATTGGTGGGCGTGATGATGACTTGAACGCCGAGGATTTCCACCGAACCAGCCCCGGAGGTCGGCGCTGTGTCAAGGTCGAATGTTTCAATGGTGGCCGAGGTCGTGTTGTTCACGAGGGAAATTGTTTTTCCCGCCCCCGCAACGATCTGCTCATCCCAAACGAGCGTTACCTTCGTCGCGGGAGACACGTTCGTTCCGCCGGGGCTCACCGAAACGAGCGAGGGAACGACAATATCCGCGCCGGGGGCAGATGCTTCAAGCACCATTTCCATTGGGTCGGCGGACAGGTCATAGACCTTTTCCACGGCTGGATTGCTTTTACGTGCAATCGTCAATTCCGTGATGGACGCATAGACGGACGTTCCAGATGCAGGGTTATTCGAGACATTCGACTCCTGATACATCGCCACGGGGCCGTGCTTGTCGATGGTAAAACGCCCATATGCGTCGTCGTAATCCCACGTCGAATCCACGTCCCAATCGGGCGTGATGGTTTGAACGCCCGAGCCGAAATTGATCTTGAACGCCTTGACATAGAGATACCCGTTAGGGTCAAGAAGTTGGCGATCCGGGTAATAGGAAGGCATCAGGGCGTCCTTTCGGTAAAGGTGATCTGTGCGGGCAACACCGGCCAAGCCGCGTCGTCGTAGACTTCGCGGAGCCGGTAATTGATCTGGTCGTCGGTTGTGCCAAGAACGCCTGTTCGAACGTATAGCTTGCCGTTCTGCAAGACGACTGTCCGTTCACCCTCGGCAAGGAGGGAGTCGTTGTAAATGTAGCGATAAGCCATCAGAAAATCTCCACTCCGACGAGAAGCATGTTTTGCGTTCCGTCGCTGGTGAATGTTGCGGTGCGGTTTGAAGTATCGGGCGTCGTGTAATCCCCGGCGCTGAAAAGGAGGTCCAGGTTCGATCCTGTGCCGGTGCGGAAGTGACTGTCCTGCGTGAACGGGGCGCCGATAGTCACGTCGCTGCCAGGGAGGGTGCTGTTATACCGCTGGACCGCCGCGACAAAGAGGATCGAACCGGAGCCCGGCGCCGTGAAAGTCTTCGCAATGCTGGTCTGGTTCGTCGCCGTCGCCTGGATCGGGGTTGCCGAGCCCGTCTGGCCACTGGTGACCAGGAAGTCGGCGCCGACCGCCGCCGCCGAGTTCGAGCAGGTGACAACCGGCGTGAACGTTCCGGACGACGCCGTGACGAGTGTCAGAAGATGGAGCGTTACCCGTCCGCCAGTGTGAAGATACTGGACGTTCTCGGTGAAGTTCTCCCCGTTCCACGTGGCCGAAACGGCCATCGCCGAGCCACCGGTATTGCGGCAGGTGGCGACGAGCAGGAAGATGCGGTTTCCTGCGCTGGCGGTGATCGAGGTCAGGATAGCGGGCGTCGTGCCGACAACCGACGTGTTGATGAGATTGCCCTTGGAGGCCAGGGTAACACCGCCAGACGCCGTTGTGAAACCGTCGCCGCTCGAAACGCTCGACTGGTTCGCAGCCGCGTCCTCATGCATGAAGTGGATCGTGTAGGCCGTGGATGCGGTAAGCCCGGAGGGCGCCGGGGAAAGTGTCTGAACGCCCGTCCCGCTGACCGCCTGCGACCCGCTGTCAGCCGCAGCGGAGCCGGTGTGATCATTTCCGGCCTTGACCTGTGCCGCGCTCGGCGCCGTGCCGGAAGTCGAAACCACCCAATACAGGGTGCCGTTGCCTTCGTTTGTGCTGACAGAGCCCGTTGCGGCCGTGGAACCGTTGGCGGCGTCCGTGGGAGAGGAAAGCGTCGGCGCGGTAACGTCCGCCGTGGTGAAGCCATCGCCGGATGCAACGGCAGATTGCACCGCCGATGCGTTCTCGTGCATGAAGTGGATATAATAGGTCGTCTCGGACGTAAGCCCTGAGGGCGCCGGGGAAAGGTTTTGAACCCCTGTCCCGGAAACCACTTGCGACCCGCTGTCATCGGCGGCAATGCCGTTGTGGTCCTGCCCGGCCTTGACCCTTGCAGAACTTGGCGACGTTACAGAGGTCGTTACGACCCAATACAGGGTGCCGTTGCCGGTATCCGTGGATACGGAGCCAGTCGCGGCCGTGCCTCCGTTCGCGGTATCAACGGGGCTGGACAGAACCGGGCCGCCAACACCGGGCGGGACGACAAAGGTAAAATCCGCCGTGCTGAGGCTGAAGTCGGTTACATCAGTCGGTTCGGCCCAATAGGCATAGGTGGCAGACCCGGCCGTGAGAGAGACATAAGCGGCACCGACAGCATCGCCAGCCTGCAAGACATAGGTGGAAAGAACAACACCGCCGTCAACGTAATATGTGACCGATGCCTCGGAAACCGCGTTGCCCTGGAAATCTGGATACACGCCCGCAACGTAAGCATCGCCGATTTGCTCGCCGACAAGCAAAAGCGTGGGGTCAAGGTATGCGGGCGTCGTTACCTGGATCGTTGCCGATGTTCGCGAGCTTCCAATGCGCGTCCCGAGTCCTAGATACATATGGCCCTCACGTGAAAAGCGGATGCTCGGCGGCGCCGGATGCGGAGAGGCGATCCCGCAGCGCGTTCAGGAGCGTGATTGCAGAAGCGAGATCGGTCGCCGGGGGCGGCAGCGCGGCAGCGCGCTTGCCGACCACCTTCTGCCCACCCACGCGCAAGCCGGGGTCTGCCGACATGTCGAACGCGACACGCTCGGCGGTATTGTTCAGGAACCGCCACAGCCCGCTCGTGTAATCCATCCGAACTGTCGCGGTGCTTTCCATGGCGATAGCCATTATCGGAGTTCCGACCACCCGTTGAACGTCGCCCCGGATTGCAGCCGGTAATAATGGTCATCAGGGATAATGGCAGTCATGTTCGCAGATGCCGCGATGGTGGACCCGACAGAAACCCACGTCGCGTTGTTGGTCGAGACCTGCAAGTAATGCGTGGAGTTCGTATTGCCGCGAATGGCAACCATGATCGGCTTTCCAGTAGTGTTCCGGTAGCTGGTCCCGGCCAAGCGCGACCCGCCAACGTCCTGCCACGTCTGCCCAACGCCAATTCCGGCAGCATCAACGTAAGCCTTTATGGATTGTTGCGAAGCAAGTTTCGTGGCGCTGTTTGACGCCATGTCGTCTTCGTCCAGAAACCAGTTGCCCGCCGCCGTGTCAGCCGAAACCGCCCCGGTCACGGTTACGCCAGTGGTCGAGGTCGTCAGCTTGGTGGAGCCGTTCTGGCGAAGTTCCGCCGCGCCGCCAGCCGTGCCCCGCACAAGCACTTCGTCGGAAGTCCCGGTGATCTGGACGATGGAGCCTTTGAGCGACAGCGACCCCGTCCCGGCATCTTCAATAAACGAGTTGCTGCCGTCGTGGTAAATCCGGAGGTCGGAACCGGTCCCGAAAATCGCCTTCACGTTATCTTTGAAGGTCATGTTGCCGTTGATCGTCCACGCCCCGGAAACCGTCCAGTTGCCGGAAACCGTGGGCGTCCCCGCGATCAGCGGAGTGGCGTCGTAGAACGCCCGAACGTCAGCCATCATCTGCCGAATGGCGTTGTTGATCCCGGCGGGCGAGCAACCTTCCGCGATATTCACGCCGGAAATCGTGGAGTTGTTCCCGGCCGTGGTGGAGTAGTCGGTGACTGCCATTACCCGAGGCTCCCGAATAGGCGTTGATAGATCGCCAGCGGATCGCGTTTGACCGGCTGGTAAGGCGCTACTTGCATAGGCATGATTTGCGGTGCCTGAGCCGGCGCTGGCATGGATGCCATGAGCGCATCGCCAAGGATTCCGGCGCGATCACCCCATGTCAGCGGTGCCGTATTCGTTTGCGGGAATACGCCGGTAGCAGCGCCGGGCATCTTTGACGGAGGCTCTGGCGCGCGGCGCATGTCGGCGTGAGTGACGCCGGGCCGGAGAAACTTTTCCATGTAGACGCGCGCGGCTTCGTCCGCCGTCTTGGTGCCCTGCAACGCCTTCCATGCACCGCTTTCGGTGTTGTCCAGTTCCCACTTCGTGAAGTCGAGCTGCGCGTTCAGATCGTCATAGGGAACGCCGCGCGCGTCCGCGAATTTTTCGAAGGCAAGCCGCCTCGGCCCAGTCCACTGATTCAGGCCCAACCCGCCACGGGAACCCGGAACAACGGGCTTTATCTCATTGATGCCGGGGTTAAGCCCGCTCTCGGCGCGCATCCTCGTCGCAATGCCGATTGCGATATGCTCGGGGATGCCGCGTGCCATCATGCCCGCGACGATTTCCTGAAACATCGTTGATTTCCTCGGGGAAAGGCGTTATGATTGCCGCCTTCCCGGACAGGAAACGGCATGGATTTTTTCGCGCTTTACGGGGCTATTCTCGCCGCCAATCTGACGACTGTATTTTTCGTTTACCTGATGTATCAGGCGTCCAAGTTGGGCGATGAAACGCCAGCATGGATATACTTCGGCGCCGTTGCCTGCCTGCTTTTCGCGGCAGGGTCAGTTTACGTTAGCACCTAACGGCAACATCTTTGACATATCGGGCAGGAACGGCAACAGGCCGCGCCGCATTGCTGCCTCGATGGCCTTGCGCGCCTCGGGGGTCATTCTGTCAACAGCACCGACGCCACCGGCCGCGACAAGACCGCGCGCCAGATCGGCTGCGCCTCGCGTCGAAGCCTCGGACGCCTTACGCGCCACGCTTCCGACCGCCACAGGAAGCGCACCACCGATGAGCCCGCCCACGGGACCGCCGATACCGGAACCAATGGTCGCGCCAAAGCCGGATGAGACGGCCGCGCCGAGGCCCGTCCCGCCTTTACCCGCCGAAAGGCCCATGACGCCGACCTTTTTCATGATGTTGCCGAACGTGGTGCCGTCCACAACAGCCTTCATGGCCTTGCGTTCCGCATCAGAGAAACCGCGCGCCATCTTGGGGCTGTTAAGAATGCGCCGAAATTCAATGCGAAGCCCGTTTTCAAAACCGCTGGCTTGGTTCTTGGCTTTCTCAATCGCCGCGTCGATCAATTCGGATTTGCGAAGCCGCGACCACATTTCGCGCGCCTGCCCGATCTGACCGCCGAGAGCCGGATCAACGGACGAAACGAAATCGTCAATCCCTTCGATGAATCCCGTCCCGATGGCTTTTTCCGGTCGGTTTGCGATGTTTCCGGCAGGAACAGCCGCTTTCCGGCGCAACAGGTCCAGTTCGCCAAAGGTAATGCCTGGATTAGTGCTTTGCGCTGCATCGTCAATGCGACTCGCCACGGTCGCGGCACCGGGCATCAGGTCGGCGTCAAGGCCAAAATCTCGCGCCCTGGTCAGCATGTCATCGGCCGAAGTTGCGAACGCCGCGCGGGGAAGGATAGAACCCTTGGCGCTAGAGTAAATGTCGGATGCTGCCGCCTTCAGGTCATCAAGTGCGGGGGCGCCCCTCGCTGCCGAACGCATGGCCGAGCGTGTTGCCGAGTTGTCATACAGTTTCTTGATACCGGCACCCGCAAGCGGGAGCGCACCACCAAGAATGCCGCCGAGAATGCCGGAACCCAATGCTTCCCGCGCCCTGTTCTCTGCGCCGCCCTCTCCCGCGAGGAAACCATATCCTGCGCCCAGGCCCGCGCCAGCCGCCGCCGACTTGCCAGCGGTGCCGATGACGGTCTTTCCCGGCCCGACAGCGCCGAGCGGAAGCGCCACGGCTCCAGCCACTTCGCCACCATAGGCCGCCCATGGGTTATCCTGCCGACCAAGCGCAATCTTGTCACGTTCCGCCTTCAGGACTTGATCATAGGTCAGGTCAGGAGACAGCGCACCAAAGGCCGCCGTCATTTCATCACCGCCGCCGAGAGTGATGCCCTGTAGCGCGCCACGTGCGGCAATCTCCAGAGCGCCGCCAGGATTGCCAACAGGGCCTTCCGCAGAGCCGCCCACCCGACGCGCCGTCTGTTCCTGTGTTTCGCCGTCCAGCGGCTTCTGGACGCGCTCACGATACCACGATTTGAGATCATCGTTGCGGATGGTGGCGTGCGCGTTCTCTGCGCCGGAAATCGCGTTAAGGAAGGCCCTCGGGTGCATGTTCGGATAAAGCTTGCGGTTGATTCCGATGAGGAAATCACCGTCCGACACATTGTCGTATTGCGGGAATTGCGCCCGAAGCTCCGAAAGCGTTTTCATTTCAGAATCCCGAGAGGATCATCGTCGGAAGGGTCTGCGATCATTCCCGGCGCAAGCCCGAGAGCGGCCGGATCGCCGGTCTCGTAAATCTTGCGCAGGATGCCAGTATACAGATCGTTAAGGCGATTCAGGTTCTCGATAAGTTGCTCCTCGCCCTGAGACTGCGACAGGCTCCCGAGCGTGGATTGCAGGGCCTCCAATTCCTGCACCGCGACCTGCCCGAGGGCGCCGCCAGTCGGGCTTTCCTCGCGCATCCTTTGAAGGCGATCAAACCCGATATTGGCTCGGATCGTCATCGCAAGCTGTTTTGCGTTTGCTGCGTTTGTTCCGCCAACAGAGGAAAGAGTTTCCGCGCCGAGGCCGGTTGCCGGATTATACAACGGGGAGTTTTCGACAAGCGTTTTCAGCCGCGAAATGTCTTGGATAACTACATTTCCGCTTGTAGCTGCGGAAGCAGCCCGTTTCCCGCCGCCCTCGGCCGCCGCCTTTGCCTCGGCCTCGGCCTTTGCCGCATCTGCGGCGGCCTTGCTTCCGGGAATCGGGGCGGCAATTGGAACCACTCCGCGACCGCTGGAATCCGGCTGCGTAATCACCTGACCATCCGCCCCGCGAAGCCACACGTGATCGTTGGGCGCTTGCCCCCATTGCGGATCGCCTTGCGCCATGTTGATCGTGGTGCTACCGGCGCCGATGCCAGAGACGTTCTTTAGAGAACCATCCGGCGCCATGGTGATTTCATACGTCTGGTCGGGCTTTAGCCCAAGAGCGGCGGCTTGCTCACCAGTGACGATGGACACTTTATCGGGTGCCGTTTCAGGCGTCCGATAATCCCCCATCAATTCGCCGGTGATCGGATTCACAAGCTGGCCGTTGATTTCAACCCCGCGCGTCGGATCGGGCGGCGGCGCAAAAGCCCGCTGCATGATCAACTCGACGGCCATGCTTTCCGGCATGGTGGCAAGGATGGCGCGCTGCTGCGGTGAAAACCCGTCCATCAGCCCCGGCTGCTCCATGACCTTGCGAAGTTGCGCCTGCTGCTGCCTTTGTTGCAGCGCTTGATATGCCGGGGACATATTCACCGGCTGGCCAGCGCCGAGTTGCGACAACCCCATGCCGATTCCCTGCATGGCAATTGCCCGCTCAGGCGTCATCCATTGCTTGGCTTGGTCAAGGATTCCCATCAAAGCGCCCCGTAATCAACAGCCTTGAACCCGCCGATTTCGCCCACAGCGCCGGGCTTCACCTTCTCGACCTCCTGAGCCATGACGCCCATGTGTCGCAAAGGATTGCCCTTGTAGTTGTAGGTATAGACGTTTAGCCCGTCGTCGGTTTTGCCGACCTTCTTGATATTCTCTTTCAGGCGTCGGTCAGACGGGAACAGGAACGGGGCCGCCTGCATACCGAACCCGAGCGCACTCAGGAGGCCGTTCCCCCCGGACGTGCGAGAAGATTGCACCCCGAACATGCCGCCGACGCCAGAAGTAAGCGCGAGGTAATCCTGGATCGCATTCAGGTCGGCCGTCTGCGCCTGCTGGTCCTGCAACACCGCCGCGTTGATTTCGGCCTGGTTCTGCTGCTGGTTCCCGCGACCCATCGTGTCAAGGAAGTTGACCGCACCGTATGCCGCGTTATTGATCCCCGGCACCATTCCCGCCGCCTGAAGCGCACGGTTTTCGCCCTGCTGCCATGCGTTATCCAGCACCCCGGCAACACCGGACGAAACCCCGCTCGCGAGGTTCTGCGCATGAAGCCCGGAACCGGACATGCCAGACCCGGCGAAGCTGGAATTGATCCCCGGCATGATCCGGTCAATCGTATTCTGCACAAGCTGGTCGGTGTATTGCGACCGCACGTTCGGGTCCATCGCCCGCGCGAGCGAGCCTTGCGCCATGTTCGCGCTGTTCAAACCGCCAGCACCCACCCCGCCAGAGGCGTTGTAAGCCGCATTGGAAAGCGGGTCACGATCCGCCACCAGATCGCCCATATAGGGGTCAATCCGAAAACCGCCAGCGTCATACAGCGCGCCTGCGTCGGCCAGGCCCTGATTGATGTAGGGCTGAGACGGGCCGTAGGGGTCGTTCCGCTGCGTCGTCGTGCTACTCGTGCCCATCAGAGCCTCTTTTCAAGAATGACATGGGTTTTCAGCATCCCAATGTCCTTTAGTTTCCGTTCCCATCCGGGGCGGGCGACCGCCTCGATACGCTTGGCGCCAATATCACGCGCCCATCCCTCAAGGACCGGCCAAAGGTGCAGCCAATCCCCCGCCCCACGGCCCGCGCAATGCGTGATCTGCACGGTCTGCAGCCTGTCTGCCATTACAGCCGTCAGGACTGCCGCACGCACTTCCCCGTCGAACGCCACCCACAACTGACGGTCGCGGCTCCTGATCTGCCCGACCAGTTCCTCGGGCGTCCATTGCCCGCTTCGGCAGAACGATTTCAGGTGCCATTCGATCCGTGGCAACCATGCGTCAAGATCGGACGCCGGGACTGCAATCGGCGTCAAAGGACTTCCTCTCCCCATCCGTGAAGGACAAGCGCGCTGCCCGTGCCGGAATAAGCCTTGATCACCGTTCCGGCCTGATACAGCCCGCCCACCATGTTGGTCAGGTCAACAGCCGTATTCGCCGCGACTCTGTAGCCCTTCAACTCGGCGTTGCCATCCCCGATTGACCCACCCGATGGAATGGCATTCAGGCTCAGTGTCGCCGCCGTGCCGGTGACGTTAGCAACCGCCAGCCGCCGCACCTTTAGCATGACGCCATCCCGCACCGTGTAGAGCGTCTGTGCCGCTCCCGAGGTCGTCCCGGTGATCAACAGATGATCAATCGGCACGTCTCGGGCGGGGATAACTCCACCTGTCGGCTGAGTGGCAACGCGAATCTCGGTCATGTGTCGCCGCTCACGTCAAAGTCGATCTGATAGCCAAAAGCATCGTTCCACGTCGTCCCGGCAGGAATGGTCAGGCCCACCCGAACGAAACGGGAATCGAAATTGAACGGGGCAAAACCGATAGGCCCGATAGCAACGTCTGGCGCCGTGGTGTAACTGGCACCAGCCCTCACTCTTCCGGTCATCGAGACGAGCGTTGCATCGCTAGAATCCGTCACGATTGGCGTGACGCTGCGAACAAATACCCGCTTGCCAGGCTGCGGTTGAAACTCCCCGCTTTCAAACACCGCCGCGAGGGAGGAACCCGTCAACTGATACTGAATCCCGCCGACAAATGCCGCCATCGACTTCCCGCGCGCCGCGAATGACGGCGAGTCGAGGGAAAGCGTCATCGTGTCCAGATCGGTATAGATCGCCGCGACCTGCTCAAGCGTCAGGCCCGCAATCCCCGACGCAAACACGCAGTCGGTCGCCAGCGCAACGTAGGACCACCATTGCGTTTCCCAATTGTAATAGAGGAGCCCGACAAATGCGCCGCTATCCCCCGGAACGGTCCATACTACGCAGCGATTTGGCCAATCTACGGCCGCTTGCACTGTCGAGAGGTAGGTTTGCGATGCGTTCGCAAGGAACCAATCCCACACCCGTCCCCGCGAGATCGACTGGCCAGCCGTGCCATTCGTGACGAAAAACCCGTCATCGGAGAGGTAAAACACGTTCTCGCCGACCTGTGCGAGAGAGAACGGCGCGGCAAGACCCCGCTGCGTGTCCACAACCTGCTTCGCAAACACGCTCGGGCCGCCCGTATACTGGATGCGCGACAAGCCGTTGCGCTGGAAAATAAGCCCCGTGTTGCCCCCTGTGATCCCCATGACCACACCCAGGTTCTCGGGCATGTCCACGGCATCGGATTGCAGCGAAATCGACGTGGCCCACTCGCCTTGCGGGTTGTTATACGGCGACCACCTGACACGGTAGGAAGCATCATTCGTATCCGTGTCGATGAGATTGCCCATGAAGAGGAAATCGCCCACCCGCGCCATGGCAAGCCCGTGCGGAATGGTCCAGTTTTCGGCAACGAACGTGCTGTCGGCCTCTATGTCGTCCAGATACCAGACGCCCTCCTTCGAAGACGCATAAATGGACGATCCGAACCGCTCAAACCTTACCGGCTCTGTCAGGGTCAGCGTGAGCGTGCTGTCAGTCACCGTCCCGCCGACTATGTGGTGCAAATCCCCGGCCGTGGCACAGACGGTAATCCTGGTTCCGTCCGCGCGCTGAAAAGACATGGCCGAGAGAACCGCAGCACCCACGTCGCCTTCGCTGGTATTCGCGCCATATGCGGGTTTATAGCCGCCCGGCCCCGGAATGACGTTGGTGCAGACTTCCAGCCCCGGATTCCGGTAATCCGTAACATCCGGCAACCATGATCCGAGGGCAAATTCGCTGATCACGGCGCGGTCCTGACGGTCGGGACAATCGGCGCCCCGGAATAGCGGGCCTTCGCATCCGAAGATTGCGCCAGCTTCATGTGTTGCCCGTAGGCCGCGCCGTGAATCGCCATCGCCTTTTCGTCGCGGATCAGCGCCGCATGGTGGGCCAGCACCCCGTAGACATAGATGGACGGATAATTGGTCAGAATGTCGTTCGTGTCGCCATCCGCCGACAGGTCAGCCTGCCGCGCGTAATACCGGATGATGAGGTCTTCGGCCCCGTCAGGCTCGGGGTTAAGCAGGATCGCCCCGTCAACAATGGCATAGGTCTTGGGCGTGCCAGAGGTCATGTGCGCCCGATTGATGCCCGTCGTATCCGTGGGAGAAAGCGGCGTCCTCGGGTCAACGTCGCGGTAAATGGAAATCATCTGGAGGAAATCCGAGGGGAGCGCCACGCTCGCCGCCTCTGTCAGCGTATCGGTCGCTTCCATTTCCCGCACGCGAAGCCGCGCGTTTATGTCCGCCGTCACCAACTCATAGCAAATGTCGGCCGGATAGCGTCCGATCAAGCTGTAGAGGCGCGACTTTAGCGTGGCGAAGTCCATCAGAACGTGCCCCCATGCACCCGGAATTTACCCACGTCGCCGCTCATAAGCTTCTTGCGCAGAACGTCCTTGGCCGCAGGGTCATCCCATGCCACCCCGGCTTCCTTCAGCCATTCCGTGACCACCCACGCCGGAACGCTTGCCACGTGCCAACTATCAGACAGCGGCATGTCGGGCGCTTCCCGGCGCAACCTGACCTCATCAGAGGCGTGGTCAAGGTCGTGGGTTTTCTTGCGAACGATCTTGTCGCCCTGGTCGATCCACTCCTCACGCATCGCGCGCTTGCCTCCAGAAAAGCAGGGACTTGCGGCGATGCGCCGTCACCTCGATTTCATCCCCCAGGACCGCCCGCCGTCCGCTGCCAAGCGAAATCGCGCGGTTTGTGACGATCATCCGAAACAGCGGCTCGGAGGGCAAAATCTGCGGAGTATCGGGCTGCACATTCTCCGCTTCTGGGGTGGGCGCGGATTTCCTCGGCCGTCCAACGCGGCGTTGACCTGTTTGCACGGGGTATTTCCTCTGCATATCCAATCAGCCGGAGCACTTCCGGCAACGCCTCGAACGGGAATAACCGCGTGGCGCCGTCCACAAAGAAGCTTTGCGGCTTCAGGATGATGGTTTGATGGCGGCAAACCCCATTCATGGCATCGTCAAGATGCGTTCGGGACGCGCCGTAAACGTAATTGAGCGCGCTTGTGAGCCGTTCCCACGGGTCGCGTATCAGCGCCCACGCCTCTATCTCGCCAAGCGTCTTGCGTGCCTGTCCGACCGGGATATGGCCGGGCAGGCACTTTTCGCCAGAAACCCGCTCGATTGCCCGTTCAAGCGTCTGCGATCCGCACTTGGGAATGCTGACGATGAACAGGCCGAGCGGTTTCAGATACACTCAGACCGCAGCCGAGAACGGCGTTGCTTCGGTGCCAGACGCTTCCGAGTAGACGAGAACCGCCCACACGTTCGCGGCAATATCGTCCGCAATGACGCGAGCGCCCTTCAGACCACCCTTGGTGGAGCCGTTGAGCGTGATCGTGTCGGACGAATCCGCCGTATAGAAGCACGACGCGCCCGCCGAGTCGTTGCCGAGGTAGGCAACGCCCATCATCGTGTCGGACGAGTTGGCAACCTGCACAACCTGGTTGCCGCTCGCGTCCGCCGCAAGGATGAACTCGTAACGCGCGCCAGAGCCGGTTGCCGCCGGGAGAGTGGCAGTCACGCCAGCCGCCCGGTTGAGCACAATCGGGACGCCCGCGTGAGCATCCCGAGTCACGGTCACAGTGGACGCGGTGACAGTCACCGCGCCGAGGTTCTGCTTGTAAGACATGGCCTGTTCTCCTTACGACGTGGTGTTGTCGTAAACGGCGCCGTGCGCTTTTTCGTTGCAGCACTCCAACGTGAGTTCCGTAACGATCTGCTTGCGCTCGTTGTCGCCCATCTTCGCCAGATCTTCCTGCTTCGTTTCGCGAGCAATCGCGACTTTCCACATATCATCCTGGAAGATGAACACGTCCCGCGCGCGGTTTTCGCGCGAAAGGACAAACTCGACCACGCCCCACGGGGTGCGGTAAACGTCGATCATCTTTTCGACCTGACCGACTTTCACCGTGTTGCGCTGCGCGTTGTTGCCGGTGAACCCGAGGGCAAGGTTCATCTGGAACGCCGAGAGATAAACCGTGTCGGGTTTCCCGCCGTTTTCCCAAATGAGTTGCATCGCCGGGTCAAAGCGCGTCTGCGAGAAGGCGACGGGGGTTCCGTCGTCCGTCCGTGCGTTCGTGCCGTCGCCGGTCGGGTTTGCGCCGCCGTTACCCGCCTCGAACTCAAGGTTGGTAACGAGCCACGCCGGGGCGCCCGCAAGTTCACGGGCCACCACGGAACTACCCGCAACGCGAGCGTTGTTCAGGAACAGGGCACGCTCAATGTCAAGCTTGTGCTCCTTCATGCTCTTGCCGATCTGGTAGAGCATTTCCTTGCCACGGCCCGCCTTGCGGAGCGCCATGTCAGTTCCCGAAATCGAGACGGCGTTCTTGAAAATCTGCGTGTAGTTGCCGAGCCGCGTGGTGGCGGTCCTGGCGTCCGCAGTGGTGTCGCCGCCTTCAATGTGGGCGTTGTCCGCCGATGCGCGGAGGGCGTCAGTCTGCCACTCGTGATAGGTGTTATACGCCTTGGTCTTGGCCGATTTCGACAGGAACGGCGTGTCGTCGGGGTCAATGTTGAAAATCTGGTTCACCAGATCGTCAATGATCCCCGTCATGTCGTAGCTGTCGAAGGTGTTGGCAGGTTGTGCCATTTTTCACGCTCCTGAGGGTTATTCGCCCGTCAAGATTCCAAGCGCCTCTTTCAGGGAGACGCCTTTCTTGAACCGGGCGAGCTGCTTCTGACGTGCAGCCTCAGCCTCCTTGTCGCGGTTTGGCTTGGCTCCGGGCTGGAGCGACGGCTTGACCTCGGCCACCTTCTTTTCAATGGCTGGTTTCGCCTTCTGCAATTCCCGGTAGGCAATGGCGTCTTTCAACACCTTGATCATGCGGTGATCGGCAATCTGGCCGACTTCCTCCGCAGAAAACCCGTAGACCGTAGCCCCGTCTGCCATCTGCTTCGCCGCGCTGAGAAACTTGGCTTCGTCTCGCCACTCGGGGAATGCTTCAAGAAGCTTGTTCCGCTCGGTCGCGATTGCCTCGGCCCTCAGTTGATCCTGCATGGCGTGGAACTCGGCCCGCGCCTGCTCTTTTTGCCTCTGACGTTGCTCCCACTGCACCCGGCGCAGGTTGTATTCCTGCGGCGGTAGCTTGGTCGCCAATTCAGCCCAATCCGGTTCCGCTTCGGTAGGCACCGCCCACCGCTTCAGGGATTCCGAAAGCTGCTCGCGGAGTTGGGCAGTCTCCGCTGCCGACCGTTCAAGCGCCTTACGCTCCTCCGCGAGGGATTGCGTCTTGCGCGTGTAGTCGGCTTTGAACATCGGGCTTTCGAGAAGCTCTGACAGCTTCACCCGACGCTTGCCCTCGGCCGTGTCAACCTCATACTCAGGGTCGCTATCCGCGTCGTCCTGATCCTCGGTTTCGGCCTCCGCTTCAACCTCGTTCGCTTCGGGGTCGCTGTTGCCAGTCCCTTCGGCTTCCTGCGTCTCAACGGTTTCGTCGTCCGCCCCGGCTCGCGCCGTAACTCGTTCGACAGCCTCGCTTAGTGAGATCGCTCCAGTGGAGTTCTCGGTCACGGGGATTCCTCTTCAGATGCCACGCTGCGGAGCAATGCCTTGGCCGCTTGCAGCCCGTGGTATGTGTGCAACGCCGTCGCGCGGTCCTCTTCGGTTGTCGCGCTCGCCATTACCTTCCGGGTCAATTGCGCCTCCAGACGCTCGATTGCCCACTGGAAGTCCTGATCAGCCAATATGGCCTTGATCCTGTCAGACCTTGCCATAATCGACCGCCGATTCCGTCTCTTTGGCCAACTGGTCGCGCGCAAGGTCGTCCTTCATGACGACTTCCTTGCGCTTCAGGTCCAGCGTTTCCTGTTCCGTCATCATTCTGGAGGCAGTTTCAGCCTCTTTCCGCTGCGCTTCCTGGTGTTTCAGCGCCAATTCGGCCATGCGGAATTGATGGTCGGCCTCGATCTTCATTTTATCGTTCGCCGCCCGCGATTGAGCCTCAAACTCCATGATTTGCGTCTGTTTCATGGCCAATTGCTCTTGCAGGCCGGGCTGCTGCGGCTGCGGAGGCGGCAGCATGTCGGGGTCGTCCATGAACTCGGCAATTGATTTGAAGCCGAATGTCTCCATCATCCGGGCGGTCAGGTTATAGACCTTCTTTTCATTGACCATCCGGCTTCCGGCAGTCATCAATTCGCGCTGCACCTGCCCCAGGAGCATCATTCCGTTGCGGCGTTGCTCGCGCGAGTTGTTCCCAATCGCCACGTTCATGTCGGTTCGGTCCTTCCACGTGCGCGGATTGACCGATACCCACTTGCCATTCAGCTTGACGGCCAATTCCTTCATCGGCCCTGATCGCAGATCGCGGTGAATGCCCATGAACAGGTCGCGCAGCCCGGTTTCGGCAAAGGTGCGGGCGATCAGGAGCGTCTTCTTCTGCGAAGCGTTCATGATCTGTTCGATACCCGTTGCCGTTTTGTTCAGCGAATCGGCGTCAAGGCCCTGATTGTATCGCGTGGCCCCGGTGCGGGTTTCCTTCAGGTCGTCGAACTTCTCCAGAAGCGGCAACGTGGTGCCGATCACGCTCGGCGGCATGTTGTAGATAACTTCCGCGCCGCCCGTCCTGACAGGGGCGCCGGGGGCCGGGTTTGCTAGATCGGTGAACGTATTCTCGCCCGCCATGTTCTCATCGAAATGCGGCCGGGCGTAGTTTGTCAGGTAGATGTTATCCAGCGTGTGCCGGAGAAGGACCGTCTTGACCTTCTGAATGTCGTCAACGATTTCGGCGACCGACCGGCCAATGTGCCGGTGCGGCACGATATACGGCGTGAGAGATGAAATCGGGATGCACGAAACCTCGTCAATGGCTTCCTTGCCGCCCTCCCATTCGAGAATCTGCGAGCCGTCGCCGTATGCCCACACCTGGAGCAACTCCGAGAACCCATCGTTATTCACGTCGGCGCGAACGAATGCCTGGTAGACTGTCACCTTTTCGGTTGACTCGTCCCCGTGTTCCTCTTCGAACTCCTGGTTATCGCGGGTGTTGAAGCGGTCCTCGGTCTGGTCCTCGTCCGACTCCTCGAAAGCCTTGGCGATACTGGCCTTGGAGAAGCCCATGGCCCGCAATTCGCCGCGCTCCATTTCCCGGCGCCGCCCGCAACACGGGATGCCCTCCAGTGAAACCTTGTTCCACCTCGGCGTGCCGAAAAACTCTTCCTGCGGAAAGCACGTCACCTCATACCGCTTGTCCTTCGCGGTGCAGCGCAGCTTGATGCGGATGGGCTCATCCCCCCCGCCCTCGCTTTCGAGGATTTCATAATCCCCCTTCTCGGACAGGATGGTGAGCAATTCGTCGGGCGTGAGGTCTTCGTATTCCTCGATCTCGATCCGGCGCTTTTCCACCCACCCGCGTTGGACATAGCTGTTCTGCTGGATCAGCGCTTCCTTGAACCACGTGTAGAGGATTTCGAATCCGTTGTTCTTTTGCCAGAATATATGCTCTACAATCCCCGTCTCCTGCCGCGCAGCTTCCTCATCCTCGGGGCCGACCGGCTGAAACTCGATCAACCCCTCCGAGGAGGTAAACACGTCCATGATATCGGGCAGAATAGCTTCAACCGCATCGGCAACGTCGGTCGAAATGAATTGCGAGCGGCCTTGGACTTCATCGCCGTACGGCTCGCCCATGTAGCGGTCAAACAGGTCGCTCCGAATATCGGACGCGCTCCACTGTTGGGCGTTCTTGATCAATCGCCCAATATCCGCCTTCAAACTGTCTTTCATGTCAGATCATGCTGAATTGCGGTTTCGGCAGTTCTGTCATCGTCGTTCTCCTTGCCGAAAGCGCGGGGAATAGCTCGGTCAAGCCCCACACGAGGGCATCAACCCTGTCCGGCGACCAACCGGCCACCTTACTGTCAAATCCAACCGTGATGGCGCAGCACTGGTCTTCAAGTTCGGGGAATGCCCCGATGTGCAGCACCTTGCCGCGCTCGTATAGCGCCGCCACAGGCTCGGCGCGGGCCACCTTGCCCTTGGATGCCCGGACAGCCTTGTATGGCACGTCCGCAGCCTGCGCCCGGATGGCTGCCTCTATCAGGTCGCCGCCGTTGTTGACCTCGCCTATGATCCTGTCCGCATCAAGCGAGCGATAGAGCGACACGGCACGCCGTGCCCACTCCTCGGGGCGATACCTGCCGCTCTCATCCGCCAGGACGTATCCAAATCCATCAGCCCCAAGGCCGACCGCGACAATCCCTGTCTCATCCGAGCCGGGGGAGTTTGTCACCGCCGGATCGACCGCGACCACGATCCGCGTCATTCGCACCGGGTAGCTGCCGTCCTCTTTCAGGATCGACCGCTTGAAGTAACTGCGCCTCCAAAGCGCGTTCTCATCGTCGGCCGTGTATTCCCCAAGGAGGAAGCGCCGCTTCTGGCGCTCGGGCAGGCTTTCGAGGTCCGCGAGGTAATCCCCGCTCAGGTTCTCCCGGTTGTCATACGGGTTGATGACGTGGAAGCCGTATTGCGCCCGATCGATGGGCACTTCGTCCTGCGGGTCAATACCCTCGTGCCACAGGCGATAGGTCCAGTGCATCCGGGTTGTCGGGTTGAGCGAGCCATAGAAGCGCTGGCTCAGCGTCCCGCCGTTGATGTCGGTGCATACCTGTGCAAGGCGAGACCGCAACAGCGTGAACCAATGATAAGGCCACTCGCTGATCTCCTCGCCGTGGATCGTGGCGTATTCTCGGCCGAGCATCTTTTCGACGGCCTTGTCGTCATTCAGGCCGCCGATCCATACCTCCGAGCCGTTCGGGAATGTGAACAGCCCATCCTTCTCGTGCCATTCGGGCGCCGGGACACCGGGATACCGCAGCGCCCACGCTTTCGGGAAAGTGTCCCGCGCGATTGACGCCTTTGCGGCCGTCATTTCCTTGCGCACGATCAAGTGGCGCGATTCCGGCGCGAACAGTGCCCGGTCCTGGTCGCAGGTGCAGAGCAAGAACGACTTGCCGGAGCGCGAGCCGCCGTAGAGCAGGTTAAACCGCTTGCCCTGCGTGAGCAGGTCATCCATTGCCCGGCGCTGGCCGGGGTTGAGTTGGAATGTCACAGCTTGGAAACGTCTCGGGCAATCGTGATGACCAGCCCGCCCTCGCCTGTTTCGACCGTGGTGTTCTGCAAATCTGGCAGGACTTTTTTGAGCAATGCGAGCCCTGCGGTCACTTCGGACTGCTTCATGTCCTGCGACCCCTCGGCATGTGCGATTAACCTGCTGAGAATATTGCTGTTTGCAATCTTAAGCCTGTGGTCGTCCGTCATCTTGTGAAGGACGCTGCCCTTTGCCCTGATTGCCATTCCCCTATGCCAGTCCCTTGCGGGACGCTGGCCTCCTGTTACGCTTCGTCAATTGCGCTGATCTTGCCTGCGTCGGCCGGGTGGATTTCCCACTCGTATTCCCGGTCGGGGGAGAGGTAGAAGTCATTCCCGACCGTCGCCACACGACCCCCGAAAGCGAGCCACATTGCTTCACTCGCGGAAGCCCGGAATACCTGCCCAGCCTTGGCGGTAATATCCCCGGCGCCATCCTCCACGTATGTCGCGGAGGTGGACGTGGTGTATGCGTCCGATGTGGCGATGCGCGATGAAATCACCGTGCGGGCGTTGTCCCGGCTGTAATCGCCGAGTGTGAAGCGAAGCGTTCCCATTTGTCCCTCTGTCCTCTATACCCCAACAACCTGCCAGTCGCTCGGGCCTATTCCGCCAATCCCGATGAGGCTCACGGCCTCCATGAAACAATCCACGCAATCAGCGTGTCTTGCCGCCTCGCATACGTCATTCAGATCAAGACCTGATGCCAGCGCGTCGAATAGCGCGGCGCGGACCACGTCCATGTCCGAGACCTCGAACTCAATCGCCATCGTCAAAGCCGAGGTCAAAGCCAATGCGGCTGGCGCAGCGATAGATCATATCTCCGCTGGCCGTGAGGATGCCGGTCGGCTGGTCCTCGCTCCACGAGCCATCGTCAAATACGGTATCCCCGCGCGTCTCTCCGTCCCATTCGCCCCAATCTGCCTTGACGGCGCGGACAGGTCCGACGCGATAGCGCATCTGTGCCTCTAGTGATTGGTGATTAGGTGGCTGGCGTTTCGTCCCCGCCTTGGCGCATTGCGCTACGACGGCACTTTACGGCAGCCGCCTGCACGTCGATGCGCGCGCAGTTAGCGCGTCATTGGCATCCGCTAGGGGAATCGAACCCCTTCCTGCGGTTTTGGAGACCGCCGTGCTTCCATTACACCAAACGGCATTCAGTTGGCCTGCGGCACCTGACAGTCGATCCTCGTGGCTCATACCGCAGGCCCAGCGAGGCTATGGAGCGGACGGAGGGACTCGAACCCTCGCTCTATGGCTTGGAAGGCCAAGGACGCTACCCGAGCGCGCGCCCGCAATCTGTTGCAACGGAGTGGGGTATCTAGCCCTACAGCGGCCCGCCGTCGCTCGGGTGACGCCTTACCTGGTTGCGGGGGCGGGATTTGCACCCGCGTCTCCGGCTTATGAGGCCAGTGAGTTTACTGCTTCTCTACCCCGACACGCTACCGGGCGCATATAATCCACGCCCGATTATAGCATCAAATTACCGAAATTTATCACATATGCAATAGCTAATTCGCTTTTCCCCCGAGCATCAATTGCACTCAGCCCGGGATTTTTTTGACCATTTCCCGCAGCGCCCGTTCCCGCGCCACGTCGATCTGCCGCCGCGTCAGCCCGTAGCGACGAATGACGGCATCCCTGCGCAGGCCCATCGCCAACGCTGCCACAGAGCGACGCCGCGTGCTGTTTGCGCCCCACTCGCTCGTGACCGCGTGGAACAGCCTCAGCACGTGATCGGCGCGGGTGCATTCCTCGGCGCTCGGGCGGATTGGGCTTGGCTCGTATTCGGGCAGTTCCTGGACCTCACCCTTGATGTATGCGTTGATCTTCTGCCAGATCGTGATTTCGTCCGGTGCTTCGGGCATGGCGGATTTTACCGGATAGCCCGCCCGTGGGGTGCCCGCGAAAAACCGGGACACCCGGAAAGCATCGCGGAGGAGCACCCACATGATTGCTTCGGGAGTGTCGCCGAGGCGTCGGTCGTCCCTTGCCAGTTCGGCCCCGGCCCGGAATGCGCGCTGCCAATCGTAGGTCATAGGTCCATCGCCTCTTGCTGCGGTTTGGGCTGCGGCGCAATGAACAAATCCGGCTGCCGCGCGGCTTCATCGACACGCCGGCACGCTATCTCGAAATAGTCCGGGTCGATCTCGATGCCGATTCCATGGCGGCCGAGTTTCTGACAGGCAACGAGCGTGGTGCCAGAGCCCATGAATGGGTCGAGGATGGTGCTGGCGTCGGGTAAAAAGCCGAGGCACCACTCCATGAGGGCTACGGGCTTTTGGGTTGGGTGGCTCTTATCATAACCAAGAACACTCTTGGAAAAGACCTTAGCGTTGGTATCTCGCGACCACCACGCCTGCTCGCACATGGCAAGACTAAAATTCTCAGGCTGCTTCTTGTCCCAAACCAAGAACCCGCGAGACGGCGGAAGATTGAAGTAGTTTCCGCCCCATATGATTTGCTCAACCGAGCCGGAAAGTATTGCCCGCAAGTGTTCCGCGCCGATAGGAGATGAGTCCCAATTCTTACGGTCATGTTTCTGCCTGACAGGGTTATTTGCAATACCAATCCCATACGGCGGGTCCGTCACGACCGCATCCACCCGGCCGAGAGTCTGCATAACCTCAAGGCAATCCCCCAAGATCAGGCGTTGCCCGCCGATGCGTTCCTCCCTCATAGGTCCATAGCCTCTTGCTGCGGTTTGGGCTGCGGCGCGATGAACAAATCCGGTTGCCGCGCGGCTTCATCGACGCGGCGGCAGGCGATTTCGAAATAGTCCGGGTCGATCTCGATGCCGATGCCGTGGCGGCCGAGCTTCTGGCAGGCGACGAGGGTTGTACCGCTGCCCATGAAAGGGTCGAGGATGGTTTTGGCGGCGGGAAATTGACGGATGCTGCGCCGCATCACGGACAGCGGCTTTTGCGTTGGGTGAACCGCGCCCTCCATGAGTAGCGCAACGCGGTTTTGCTCAAAGATGCGCAACGCGCCGGGCTTTGACGTGTAGGCTAGTTCGCCGTCCGACTGGTTGATGCGCTGCCCCTTATCCCACACAAGCCAGCCGCCCGATGCTGGAAGCATGTCCGCGAAATAGTTGCCGCCCCAGATAACTTGATTGTCTGACACCGCCCGTATGGCGTCGAACACCTCGCGCGGCGGTCTTGTCTGGTCCCACCCCTTGAAGTCGTAAGCCTTACGGCCACCGTTGCCTCCGGTGGTTTGTTTCTGCCCGTCCCGACCAATCCCATACGGCGGGTCCGTCACCACGGCATCCACCCGGCCGAGAGTCGGCATGACCTCCAGGCAATCCCCGAGGATCAGCCGCTGCCCGCCGATGCGTTCCTCCCTCACTGCAACCTCCGAAATAGCTGCTCTGCCGGGCGTGACTCCAGCCGCTTTACCAGCGCCATCAGACGCTGGATGTAGTTCTGCGAATTGTCGTATAGCCGCTGCAATTCCGCCACGCGCTTCTGCGACTCTGCCAGCCGGGCGCGGAGGCTCAGGATTTCAAGCTCCTGATTGGCCTCGCGCTCAGATTGGTTGTAGAATGGCGTTGTCATTCACTGTCCCTCGCGCCACTTCACAGCGCGCCATACGGTTTTCTTGTCGCACCCGACAATCTTGCACACCTCCCTGTAACTCCTGCCATTTGCCAATTCCGCGAGGATGCGGCGGTATTTGTCCTCCACGTCTCTCCGATGGAGTCCGACCTCCCCGGATGCCCCGATGATCTCCCCGACATATCCGATATTGTAGCCGGTAATTGCCGCGATTTCCTCGCGCGTCTTGCGTTGCAGGTAAAGAGGGATGATCGCTTCCAGTGCTTTTTTCCTCAATCCGTCGCGTTTTAGGGCGTAGGCTAGGCTTCTGCCTTTCAGCTTTCCTGTCTTAGTATATTCAGGAGGCGGTGCTATGGCAATTTTATGGTGCGCGGCAAACCCGGAAATCTGTTTAATCTTGCGGCCGAGAGTTTCCGCAATTTCTCTGGCGTTCTTTCCCTGCACCGCCAATTCCGAAATGCGCCGCAACAAAATCTCGCGCTCCAATTCCTCCGGGGAGGGACCGCGCTTCGGCATATTCGCTTTCAACCCGAGGTCTCGGTAATAGTGGTAGATCGTGCATTCCGAGAGATTCACGGCTTCGCAAATTTGCCGCGTCGAGAGGCCCTGAGAGTGCAGATTCATCACCCGCGCCCGCCGAGCCGCTACCTCAGGGTCAACCCGGCGAATCCCCGCCCACACGCGGCGCTTGTGGCGCTTCGCGGATTCGGCGCGGGTCAAACCATCGGTGAGTTGCTTGCCATCCCAATACGGCAGTGGCTCGCCAGATACACCGCGAGGGATTTGCTTGACCTCGATCCCCTCGGGGACAATGCAACCGTATTGCTCTGCCATGCGGGCGCGTTCTGCGGCGGATAGGGTGATCACAGGTCAAATCCCTCCTGGATTGGCTTTGGCGTCGGCTCGATGAACAGGTCAGGCTGGCGTGTCGCCTCATCAACGCGCTTGCAGGCGATCTCGAAGTAATCCGGGTCCAGTTCGATTCCCGTTCCTGCGCGGCCCATCTTCTGGCAAGCGACTAGGGTGGTGCCGCTGCCCATGAAGGGGTCGAGGATGGTCTTGGCGTCGGGCAGGAAGCCTAGGCACCATTCCATGAGAGCGACGGGCTTTTGGGTGGGGTGGCCGTGCCGCGCTTCTTGCCCCTTACGCAGCATCCCGTTCCACATCCACCGCAAGAGCCGCACAGGCTTGTCTAGGTTGGTCCACGCCAGTTCACAGTCTGCAAACTCATTGCTGCCGTTTTCCTTGTCCCAGACGAGCCAGCAGCGCGCGGGGGGCAGCGCAAAGTAATTCCCGCCGAAGATTATCTGGTGATTAGCTGCGCCGGTGATAGCGTTCACATGCTCTTCGCCGATAGGCCTGTCATCCCAGCCTTGCGCCTTGTAATGCCCCTTGGCGGCGGCAGCCTTGCCATACTGCGTCCCGCTATTTGCGGCCATAGATCGGTCAACGCCAATCCCATACGGCGGATCAGTCACCACAGCGTCCACCCGACCGAGCGTCGGCATGACCTCCAGGCAATCGCCCAAAATCAGCCGCTGCCCGCCGATGCGTTCCTCCCTCATTTGTGCAACACCCGTTGCCGCAGTTCGCCAGCGCGGCTTACCCTGCCGTCCCGCCACGCCTCGCTTACTGCATCGGGATTCATCCCTGCCATTTCGCATACCCACCGGAAATTCCTATCCGCGAAGTCAAACCAGAATCGCGCGGATTTCTTGTCCATCATGCTTTCCAGCGTTTGCGGGTCTTCCATCATGGCGTCGCTGATTGCCTGCCCCAATACAGCCTGCCATAGTCTTTGTTCAGGTGTCATTATTGGCCCCTCCGAATGGATTCTGCGCGAATGCCGTGCATTACTGACGTGTGATCCTTGTTGAATGCCCTGCCAATCTCGACTGTCGAGAAATCATTTCTCAAGGCAATGAAATAGGCCAACTGGCGGGCGTGGGCTATATGCGGCAAACGGCTATTCCCGAGAATGAGATTGACGGGAATCCCAGTCGCGTCTGCCACTTCTTGCGCGATTTCCAATATCCGCAATTCCTTGCGACACGGAACCATCGCAAAGATTTCCTGCGCCCGCGAAACATCGCATTCCGTCAGGTGTGTCATTTCTCCCCCCAATGTGCCAGCGTCTTTTCCCCATGCTCTTTCAATCCCGGAATGCCGAGCCATTTGCGGGCGGTCGGCAATATCTTGTCATTGAGGAGGAACAACTGATCGCGCGACAGTTTCGATCTGTCACCATCTTCTCTCGCGCCGTCATTGGCGTTGAAACTCTTGGCCGCGTCGGAAATTTCAAACACGGTCGGCCATGCCCGCGTTTTCATCCTCTCGGAAACGCGCTCCAAAACTCGCTCCGTCCATTGCCCAACATTCGTTCCCGGCGCGCTGCGAATTAGAGCGCGAAGAAGCGTATCTGCTTCGTCCTGCATCGCCTGCGGTTTGTCTTTGATCGACGCTGGCGGGGAATAACGATCCAGCCACCGCGTAAAAGCCTGCGTGATTTCTGCGGTTCTGAGGTTCATCTGGTTTCCTCGAATTTGGACAGGTCGAATTTAGGCGAGAACGTTTTAACAGGATCATTCCCGCGCTCTGGAAATACCCCCTGCCATCCGTTCATTATCGAGAGGTTCGCCACCGCGTCCGGGTCGCTGCATGTCGCAAGCCTGGAGGCGATCAACTCGGCAGCCCGAGCCGTGAGAGGCTTGCGCATCGCCTTGCGGTGAGCGATGAAGTCGTCAGCGACCTTTTCGCTCAGAACCGAACAAAGCGCGATGCGCGCATCCTTACTCTTTGACGGTTCCTTGATGGTTACTGATGGTTCGGCGGAAGCACGGTTCCGGGTTTTGTGTCGTGACGTTCCGGGTTTTGTGTCGCCACATTCCGGGTTTCTCATTCCGGGTTTCTCATTCCGGGTTTCTGGTTCCGGGTTTTCGGCGGTCAGAACGCGGTAGAAGCTGCGGCCCCCGCGCCCTCCTCCAACGCGGACCTCGATCCATCCGCCAGCCTCCAGACGGCGCACAACACCCCTGGCGCCGCGCTCTGTCATGCCCGCTTTCTCTGCTATTCCGGCCATGCTCGGCGCCCACTCGCCGTTGTCGTCGCAATAATCCGCGAGCGCTAAAAGAACGAGCCTTTCCCCTGGATCGCGGGGGCCGTTCTTAAACACCCATGACATTATTGCGATGCTCATTTCTTGTCCTTAAAATGGAATCTCGTCGTCCAGCTTTGACCCGATGGCGTTGTGATCCACGCGGCTTTCTTCTTTCCGCTCGCCGCCCCCCATCAATTCGATTTCATTCACCCGAACGGTGAAATAGGTCTTGCCCTCGTATTCCCGCGTTCCGAACTCGCCGGAAACAACGACGCGCGATCCTTTTGTCAGATAATCGGCCAGCTTTTCGCCGCGCTTTCCGAAAATGGAGCAATCAAACCAGATCGTGCGTTTCTTGTCGCCGTATCCGTCATTTACGCCGACGCTGAATCCGGTAATCGCGTCTCCGTCATTTGTGCGGCGAATAACGGCATCCTTGCCAATTCCGCCAGCAATCGTGATCTGTTTCATTGCTTGCCCTCCTCGGCAATCGGCTTTGTGTATCCGGCACAACAATCGGAAAAGTCAGAAAACGCCACCGGCGCACCGGGCTTGCCCCACCACTTTTGCGCGGCGGCGTTTTTTGTTTCATCCCAATAACGATGGCATGAAGTCATGGTGCAGTCGGAACTGCAAAAGGTCATGTCTTTGTAGCAGATCATTTCTTGCCCTTTCTCGGCAGTCCGTTAATCAGGTCGCTTTCGATTTCCCAAACCGCGCCATCATGGGCCGACGACTTCACAACGCTGGCTGTGACTTCAACGCCGCGCTTGGACCAGAAAGCCCTGATCTTTTCGGCCAGTAACTCCGCATCGGCGCGAGTTGAACCCGAACGCATCTTTTTCATTCGATCACTCCGATTATTCTCAGCGCGTCATCAACGCTTTCCGCGATTGAGACCTGTCCGGCCCAAAGCGAATGCCACCGGAATTGCGCGTCGGTCAGACCGCGAGCGCTCGGCGGCTTGGAGCCGTCCTTGACCTCGATAAAGTGATTGACTCCGCGATGCCCCACGGCCAAATCCGGGCACCCCTGGCCGACCCTGTGAAGCGGCTGGACGGTCGCGCCGACCTTGCGGAGGGCCTTGACGATCTCGGCTTGATTGGCGTCAACGGCGGCGCGTCTCATTCGGCTGCCTCCAGGATGGCGCGGCCGATCAGCTCGGGGATTTGCGGGACGACGGCGTTTCCGAATGCGGCAACTGCGCCCATTCTATCGGGTATCCCATCAGATAGGCGAATAGCGGCCCGGTAATTTTCCGCTCCCCAAACGCCAGCGAATAGCGCCGGCAGCTTGGCCACTTCTGCATCGAGGGCGCGCGGAAATTTGCCTTCGTCGTGGGGGTGTGCAATCGCCCACCAACGCACTCGCTCAGTGTCAGCCCCGACTTCATCCGCAGGTATACATACCACGTCACACTGCATCCCCATGCTGGTCGCATGAGCGGCGGCTCTCTCAATAGGATCGCGTTTGACGTTTTCGGCAATGATGTATCTCGGTTTGATTTCAGATACCAAACGCGCCATTTCCGGCCATAGGTCGGGCGCATTGTTTCTTCCTCTAGCCGCGCTGCTGAATCTCTGGCACGGGAACCCCCCGGTGATGACATCAACGGCAATTCCGCCTCGGTCCAGAACGTCTTTTGTGAGTTCTCGCACGTCATGGTAAATCGGAACCCCCGGCCAGTGTTTTGACAACACGCGGCGGGGACACTCCTCAATCTCGCAGAAGGCGACGGTCTCGAAGCCGCCGGTTCTTTCGAGGCCGAGAGAAAACCCGCCAATCCCGCTGAAAAGGTCAAGGACGCGCAACTTATCCAAGCGGAACCTCCGAAGCCTCGAAGATTTCATCGGCGCGCGCGGTATCAAAAACCATACTTGCAACAATCGCCGCAAAGGCGCATGATTGTGCACGGGCAAGAAATTTACCGGGCATCTGCGCCACCATCGGAGGCTGATGCCATGCACCGATCTATCCTCTCCATGTCCTGCTGAAGTTGTGCGGCGCGGCGCTTCATGCGCCCGAAAAGCCGCGCGTTTCCCGTAGCCCGCCCACAGAGGGTGGCCGGTGAAATCCCTTGATCTGCGCAGAAGCGCTCGACGCGGGCGAAGAAGTCGTGTGCGTTCCCCATGCCTCATTGTGCCAATCGGCACCCGCCGTGTCAAGTGCCAAAGGACCGTTTTGCGGATGGAGAAAAACAGTGTTTATAGCGCGGGTATGAGCTGAAGCTTCGGTGATACGCTAAAAGCCCGCATGATGCCGGTTGTCACTTTGTGCTTGACATGCTGCCGATTGGCACTTTATGGTGTCATCACAAACGGAGGAACGCCATGCAATTCGACATTCGCAACCGCTACACGGGCGCCGTGCAGTTCACCGCAGAAATCGCCTGCGCAGAGGATGCGCCCGCGTCGGTCAAGATCGGCTCGGCCGTGATATGGGCGGCCATGACGGGGGCCATCCTGCGCGGGGCCGACCTGAGCGAGGCCAACCTGAGCGTGGCCATCCTGCGCGGGGCCGACCTGAGCGAGGCCAACCTGAGCGTGGCCATCCTGCGCGGGGCCATCCTGCGCGGGGCCATCCTGCGCGGGGCCGACCTGAGCGAGGCCAACCTGAGCGAGGCCATCCTGCGCGGGGCCGACCTGCGCGAGGCCGACCTGAGCGGGGCCGACCTGAGCGGGGCCAACCTGAGCGTGGCCAACCTGAGCGGGGCCGACCTGAGCGAGGCCGACCTGAGCGAGGCCGACCTGCGCGGGGCCGACCTGAGCGAGGCCGACCTGCGCGGGGCCATCCTGCGCGGGGCCGACCTGAGCGGGGCCATCCTGCGCGGGGCCGACCTGAGCGGGGCCAACCTGAGCGATGCCAACCTGAGCGGGGCCAACCTGAGCGGGGCCGACCTGCGCGGGGCCATCCTGCGCGGGGCCGACCTGAGCGAGGCCAACCTGAGCGTGGCCATCCTGCGCGGGGCCGACCTGAGCGAGGCCAACCTGAGCGGGGCCAAAGACATCCCAGCCTTCGCCAGCGCGCAAACCGTGATCGTTCCAGAGGGGCAGATCGTCGGCTGGAAAAAGTGCCGTGACAACGTAATCGTCAAGCTGATCATTCCCGCAGAAGCGCGTCGCAGCAACGCCACTGGCCGCAAGTGTCGCGCCGAATACGCCGACGTGGCCGAGGTCATCGGCGCCGAAGCCGGGATATCCAGGCACGACGGCATGACGAAATATCGCGTCGGTCAGCGCGTCACCTGTCACGAGTGGTGGGAGGACAGGTGGGAGGAGTGCGCGGGCGGGATTCATTTTTTCATCACCCGCGATGAAGCGGAAGCCTACTAGGAGCGCTGACATGACCGCAGAAACCAAAATTCGCGCGATCAAGGGCTTTGATGCAAATCTGCAATGTCGCGGGTTTCAGTTTGAGGTTGGCAAGACCTACCACGCCGATGGAGAGATCATCCTGTGTGGGAACGGATTTCACGCCATCCCCGAGGATCAGCATCCACTTTCCGTATTCGGCTATTACCCGCCGGCCAGATCAAGATTCTGCGTGGTTGAGGTTGCCGGCAAAACGATGCGCGAAGGCGACAAGATCGCCGCTGAAACCCTGACAGTCACGCGGGAGATCGGCCTTTCCGATCTGGTGGCGGAAGCGGTCAAGTGGGTGATTGATCGCTCTTGTCAAGAGGGTTTAACCGCATCGGGCTATCAGGGCGCGGCTACCGCATCGGGCCTTCAGGGCGCGGCTACCGCATCGGGCTATCAGGGCGCGGCTACCGCATCGGGCGATTGGGGCGCGGCTACCGCATCGGGCTATCAGGGCGCGGCGACCGCATCGGGCCTTCATGGCGCGGCTACCGCATCTGGCGATTTGGGCGCGGCTACCGCATCTGGCGATTTGGGCGCGGCTACCGCATCTGGCGATTGGGGCGCGGCTACCGCATCGGGCTATCATGGCGCGGCGACCGCATCGGGCCTTCAGGGCGCGGCTACCGCATCGGGCTATCAGGGCGCGGCTACCGCATCTGGTGATCGGGGCGCGGCTACCGCATCGGGCCTTCATGGCGCGGCTACCGCATCGGGAGAATCGTCATGTGCCATGGCGACGGGGTTTTATGGGCGCGTTCGTGGCGAGATTGACGGCGTTGACCTGTTTGCCCGCGAACTCGTTTGGGACGACGGAAAATACACCCGAAAATCCATCGCCTGCGGAACAACGGGCGTCGGCGGCATCAAGGCCGGCGTCTGGTATCGCTGCGAAGGCGGCAAGCTGGTGGAGGCGTGACATGATCCATACCCGCCACACATTCCCGCCCGTTGCCGATGCGGCACGGAACATCACGGATACCTGGCAGGCCGCGACAGACCCGGCGAACGAGCGCGGCGAATATGCCGAGGCGCTGTTCCGTATCAGCTACGAGGAAGGCACAATCCGTCGCCCGCTCGGGAATGGGAAGTTCCGCGAAACCACCTTCCTCTGCGACATTCATCACATGATCGGCGCGACGGTCGAGGACGGCGACGAAATCCGGTTTCTGGATCGCCCCGAATGCCTCGGCGTTCTCGGCGCCGAGACGGTTAGCAAGATCGAAGCAGAAGCCGATGAGGCGAGCGAATGACTTCCTCCCCCGCCGCAATCTGTGACGTGCGCGGCGGCACCTTCCCCGCCCGGTTTGATGATCGGGCGGGGCTTTTCGAGATTCGCCCGTGGTGGGCGATGCCGGGGCGGGGTTAACGCCGGGAAGCGCCCGCCCCGGTTTGAACACAGGAGGCCGAAATGCTTATGACGCCGAAAGACGAAAGCACCCTTCACGAGTCAATTCTGGATGCAATCGCGGATTACTGCCCATCGCCGGAACAACTCGCGCTCATCCTCGCGGATGTAAGCGCCGACTGGCGCGAGATTTACGCGAACAAGGCGGAAGAAGCGTGGATCGACAGCCAGCGTTTTGACACCGCACTGGCGCGCAAGCTGAAAAGCATGGCCGACGCGGATGAAGCACGGAGGCTGAAATGATACGCGGATATGACGCTTGGAAACTCGCCACGCCCTACGATGGCGAATGCCCCGAATGCGGATCGAACCGCTTCAATGAGGAATGCGAAACCTGCGTTGCAGCGATGGATTACGCCGAGGGCCTTGCTGATTACCTCTATGAAAAGCGCCGCGACGAAATGATGGAGGACAAGCTGAAATGAATTGGATCGACGTAGAGCGCTCAATGCCCCGCCTCATGGATCGCACAAAACTGGAGGAGCGCCGCAGGATGCGCGAGGAAGCCGCCGAAATCGAGCGGATCAACGCCATCCTGGAGCGGTCGATCTGGCACAAGCGCGAGGACGAATACCGCCGCAGCCTCGGCATTCTCAATGCCTGTTTCGTGGCGGGGGCGCTTTTGATCCTCGGATATTGCGCGCTGCAATTTCCGGCGAAACACCGCGCGGATTTGGCGATGTATGAACAACTGAGGGCGATGAAATGACGGCCCGCGAATGGTTCAGGCTCATGCTCCGCGAGCGCCGAGCGTTCCCGAGGGACAGCCTTGACTACGAATGGCGCACTGCCGCCGCCCGCAAATACATGTGGATGATGCGCGGGATTCCCGTGATGGAGTGGACAGAATGAACGCCCCGACGAAGCAGCCGAAAACCGGGCTTGCCCTCTTGCGTGAGCCATTCCCGGCAAACCTCATTTCCAAACTTCCGAAGCCCACAAAGGTGCAGACGGAAGCGGTGCGAGCCAACTTCAAGGCCGGCATCCGCTGCAAGATATGCGGGACGTGGCATCACCCTGACGTGGTGCACCTGGATTACGTCGGCCACGCCGCATTGACCGATCGGCTTCTGGACTGTGACCCGAATTGGGGATGGGAGCCGGTCGCCTATGGGCCGAACGGGACGCCGCTTATGGACGAGAACGGCGGAATGTGGATAAAGCTGACTGTCTGCGGAGTGACGCGCCTTGGATACGGCCACCCGGACGGCAAGCGCGGCGGCGATGCCATCAAGGAAACCATCGGCGACGCGCTCCGCAACGCAGCCATGCGCTTCGGCGCGGCACTTGACCTGTGGCACAAGGGCGACCTTCACGGCGACGAACCCGGCGGCGACGAACCAAGCCCGGAACAGGTGGCGCGCGACAGCCTCGCCGCAGCCGGGACACTGGAAGCCCTCGCCGCGATCTGGAAAGACCTGCCTCGCTCCGTGCAAGCCATACCTGCTGTTATTGCGGCCAAGAATGCTCGCAAGGAAGAATTGACCCCCGCCGATCTTGGCGGGGACGAAATTCCCTATTGAGGAGGACGACATGAACGCCCCGCGACTTTCGAACAATCCGCCGAACCCAATTGACGAAGCCCTTGCGCCGTTCGGTGACGCCCTGAGTGAGGCCGAAAATTGGCTGGACGGAACGCCGGTCGAGAACGAAGCGCAGATGAAATCTGTTGACGATCTAATCAAGCAGATCAAGGCGGCTCGTAAGGCCGTGGGAGCCGCCGAGGAAAGCGAGGCCAAGCCGATCTATGACCAGTGGAAAGCCACCAAGGCGCGTTTCGCGCCGACGCTAGAAGACCTTGACCGCATGGCAAAGGGCCTTGTTTCTCTTGTGGACGGATTCAAGCGCAAGCTGGCCGCAGAGAAGGCCGAGGCCGCCCGCAAGGCGCAAGAAGAAATGTGGCGCAAGGCCCGTGAAGCCGAGGCCTCCGCGCGCGCCGCCAACGCTGGAGACATTGAAGCCCAACGCGCCGCCGCCGCGAAGCAGGCCGAGTTTGACGCAGCCGAAGCTGCCGCACGTGAGGCCGCCAATGACAAGGTGAAGGGCCTCCGCACCGTCACCCGCTACGAAATCACCGACCACAAGGCACTCTTGAATTACATCGCTCGGAATGTCCGGGACGATCTTACGGCGTTCATCGAAGAATGGGCGCGCAAGCACCACAAGGAATTTCCTGTGGCGGATGGCTTGCGAGTGTGGACTGAAAAAGAGGCGTTCTGAATGACCACCCATATAGTCAGATCGGCCGAGGACATGGAGCGGGTGGCGCGGCTTGTGGGCAACCTCAAGCCGCCCCTCACCATCACGGTTACATCTGGCGCCAGCCGATCGCTTGAACAGAACAAGCTGCAACGTCTTTGGTGCATGGAGGCCGCCGAACAGCTTGGAGACAGGACTGCCGAGGAAGTCCGGGGGTTCTGCAAACTCCACTACGGAGTCCCGATCATGCGCGATGGGCACGAAGATTTCCGCGAAACCTATGACCGGCTAATCAAGCCGCTGCCCTACGAGACGAAACTTGCCTTCATGATGGAGCCTCTAGATTTCCCGATCACGCGGCTAATGACGGTCGGGGAGAAATCGCAATACCTGGACGCGATGCACAAGGGGCTTTCGGAATTGTGCGTGAAACTGACGGAGCCGAGCGAATGAAGCTGATCAATCGACTGCGAACGCAACACTGGTATGGCCTTGTCTCGCGGGAATTTGAGCGCCTCGGGATAACGGACTGGCGGATATTGCAGCCCACCGGGCACGGCCATCCGAAGCTGGTGGCGCGGATCAATGGGCGCATCTTCAAAACCCAGGTTCCGTCAACGGAACGCGGGGGCGGAGACCACAAGTATCTGGTCAACCGCATTCGCAAATTCGTGGAGGCCGAGGAATGAACAACCTTACAGGGCGTCAGATATACGGCACCCGAAAGCCGATCGTTTCCGTCGCCGCCCGTGAAAGCGCGCGTGGCGAGAATTGCACCGTCAATCTCCGGTACTGCAATTACAACAGTGCGACCACTGTTCTAGCCCACCTGCGGTTTTTCGGGTGGGCGGGGATGGCGCAGAAGCCGGCCGATTACAAGGCGGTTTATGCCTGTTCCTCCTGCCATGACGCGATTGACCGCAGGAACAATGACGCGGAATCGGAATGGGAGTTTGAGGACATATTGCGGGCGTGGGGGAGAACCTTGGATCGCATGTTTGAAACCGGAGTGTTGGGGTTTTCCAAATGACCCGCGCAGAAATCCGCATCGCCGTCGCGAAGAAGCGCGCGAAGGCCGCCGAGGCTGCCCTGTCCCGTGCCTACGAGCGCAAGCGCGCCGCTGTGGCGGCCGCTTCCGACAAGACCAACCCGGCCATATGGGCGGCCAGCCGCAAGGTCAGCGAAGCCCGGCAAGCGGTCGCCGTCGCCGAGCTGGCGGCGCTCGGCATCACGCCGATGAGGACGATCATCCTATGGCACCCGAAGGGCTACACCGCTCCGTCAGCGCAGAACCGCTATGTCGTGCGGGTGACGCGCGAGGGATGGAAGCGGCTTGTGCCGGTCGGGACGTCTGGCGTGATCCTCGCTGGCCGGAATGAGCAGGACGGCCCGTATAACTGGAGCAAGGTCACGGTCACGAATGAGGAGGCGAAGGTATGAACGAGATCGTCGGCACGATAGGGCCACTGCGCTATCGCCTCGGCAATGAGTGCGGCGACATATTCGCGGAAGATGACGACTTCGACGGTCTGACGCTGACTGTAGAGGTCCGCGACGAGGCGGAAGGGCGGCGACTGATAGAGGCTCTGCGAGGCGCTGTCGAGCGACCCGATCCGCTCGGCGACGCACTGAACAGCGGCGACGGGGGTTGAAATGCTTGCCATGTATGGCAATCTAAAGTATATGTGGGATATGAAGGATTACAAAGCGATCAAGCGGCTTCTGGAGCGCCTCGGCTTTGTCCATGTGGCGGGGTGGGTGCGCAAGGAAGATGCGCCAGCGATCCGGCGGAAGATCGAGAAAACGCGGCCCCAGGTCGAGGCGCTGCGGGAGTGGAACGAAACGGAACCGGGGGACCAAGACCGATGAGTGACGCTGGAGCAACGACAAGGAGCGACTATCTGTCCGCGCGGGTGATGGCCGCTATGGCCTGCGGCAGATCAATCGGTGATGCTTACAATGTCGCAGCGGAACGCTGTGGGGTTGACCAGCGTGAGGTTGTTAATGCCTATCTTTCCATCGTTAATCGGAGGTTTCGTTATGTTCTACGGCAGGATCGCAGAGAGGATCAAGACCGATGAGTGACGCACTGAAGATGATATGGGCGAAACCGAACTATGATGGAGAGTTCGACGGTATGTTTGTCATTGATGGCTACCCGATTCCGCAGTCGATGGATAGCGGCGCTTTCAAATACGTCCGCGCAGACGAACACGACCGCATCGTGGCCGAGAAGGACGCGGAGATCGCGCGGCTACATGACAAGTTGTCTGTGGCGTGGACGGTGATTGAAACTCTTCGTGCCAGACTGGACACCGCCCGCAACGATGCGCTGGATGATGCGGCGCGCAGGTTGCTGCGGTGTTTTCCGAACATGGGCATGATCGACGAGTTTGCCGACGCCATCCGCGCGCTGAAAGACAGGAACGAAACGGAACCGGAACGCGAACCTGATAACCGGACTGATAACCTTGACAACCACCTTGACGGCGAACGCGAGGAAACGTAATGATGTTAAGCATTTGGCGGGTTGGCGGAGAGGTTACGCAGCGGATTGCAAATCCGTGCGGATTTCTCGTGAAAACAACCACTTACCCCATAGCGGTTATCAAGACAAAGCGGAAACAGGGCGCGAACCTGATAACCGCCCTCATCCTCGCCGCCTGCGTCCCGACCGTGGACCGCGCCGATTGCACCGATGGCGCGACGTGGCGTGATACATGCAGCCGCGACCGCGCGGCAGTGGAACGCCCCGAGCCGGAGCCGGGCGGGCATTGGGCAACGCGCGAGAACGAGCCTGACAGCCGCACGGACCCAGAGGGGCACCGCGACTGGCAGCGGGATCGGGATGCGCAACGGGAAGAGGGGACGTGGTGATGACTGACAGACCGATCATCTTTTCCGCGCCGATGATCCGGGCGCTTCTCGACGGGCGCAAGACGCAGACGCGGCGCATCTACAGGGTTCCGCCCGGCTCCTACGTCGAGCAGGGCCGCATTTGGGCCATGACGGATGGCTGCCCGCATGGCGATGCCGCGCTGCCCTACGCCCCCGGCGACCGGCTATGGTGCAAGGAGGTCTGGGGGCTCGGCATATCCGATCACGGCGATTGCCCGCGCTACAAAGCGACGCTGGATTACATGTGTGGCGACAAGATTGTGTCCCCCCATGAAGGGCCGTTTGCCTGGAAATCGCCAAGGTTCATGCCGAAACGGTTTTCCCGCCTGACACTTCTTGTCACCGATGTGCGGGTGCAGCGGTTGCAGGAGATCAGCAGCGCAGACGCAATCGCAGAAGGCTGCCCACCATACGCCAACAGCGCGACAATCGACTGCGATACGCCAAACCCGCGCGACGATTTTAAGCGGCTATGGAACGGCATCCACGGCCCCGACGCATGGGACGCGAACCCGTGGGTGGCGGCCATCACCTTCGACGTGAAGCACGGGAATATCGACGATCTGACGGGAGGCGGGGAATGAGGGGTTACGATGAATGGAAGCTGTCCACGCCATGGGATGACGACTGTCCGCATTGCCAAAATCATCGCAAGCACGACTGCATGAATTGTGGCGGTGATGGAGAGGTTGCGGAAGGAATCGAATGCCCAGAGTGCGAGGGCAGCGGAACCGTTGAATGCGAGTGTCAGGAAGAACCGGACACAGACTATCTCTATGAGCGCGAGCGCGACCGGAGAGCGGGGCTATGACCGCCTGCATCCTCATCATATCCGCGCTGACCGGGCAGGTGATCGACTGTGTCGCCCCGGACCAGATCGCGCAGCAGGACCAATGGACACGACTGCAACGGGCCGTCGAGGCGGCGAAGGAGGCGAAATGACTGATCTGCGCAAGCTGCTGGACGAGGCAACGCCGGGGCCTTGGGTTTACCCAGCCCAAAAATGGGCTAGGGACGCGTGCATCGAGGCGTCGGGTGACGCTGTAGCTTGCCCCGGAACAGGTGGGGCAATGTCATATTCGCAAGATATTTGCACTATGACTTGGCGGGGAACGCCAGAATGGGACGCTAACGCCAGCCTGATCGCTCTCGCCCCGCAACTCGCCGCCGCGCTCATCAAGGCGGAGGATGCGTTGATTGACGCAACTGCCCACCTTGTTGGCGCTGAGTCAGCCTACCGAGAGTTTGCCAAGAGACACCAAGATATACGACCTAAAGCCGCGACGGACCCATTCTTCACGACGCGGGTGGGGGACTTTCGCAAAGCGGCTGACCGCGCCCGAGCCGCTTACTTAGAAATCAGCGCTCTGACGGGAGGGAACGATGACTGACATATCAGACGAGACGCTGGACGAAGTGGAACGGGACCGGGACACGCAACGGGAAGAGGGGACGTGGTGATGACTGACATTTACACATCCGAAGTGCTCATGCAGCTTTTCGTGTACGGCCCAACATGGGATGGCAATCTCATATCCAAAGAGGGCCGCAACCGTCTCGTTGAAGCAGGGCTGGCAGTCCGATGGAACGGATGGAACCAATTGACCGAGGAAGGCCTCGAAGCCGCCGTTGCTGGTGGCATGGCGGCAAAACATTGGAGCGACAAACGATGGTACAAGAAAGCGGCGAAGCTCACATGACCGACGCATCGACGAGGATATGGGCTTGGCCGCACTTCGACGGATGGATCACTGGCGATTGGTCGGCCAACACCTATCACGACGATAGGACGGTAGAATACATCCTTGCCACCGAGCATGACCGCATCGTCGCGGAGAAGGATGCGGAGATCGCGCGGCTAAAACTGGCACTTGACAAAATACTCTCCCACGACCGGAACTTCTACGACAGCGGAAGGCCCGGCTATGAGGCCATTGCCCGTGCCGCCCTGAAAGAAAGCCCTGACGCTTGATTCCACCAGCCTCAAGCCTAGAGGCTTGCGGCCATTTCACGGATCAGGCGCGCTATTTCGTGGCGCGTCAATTCCTTCTCCCACACAAGTTGTCCCTGCGTATAGCACCGAAGCATCGTGCGGCCGTCGCATGTGGTA